CACCAAAGGTAGACGAAGCTGTACTGCGTAGTATAGACCATCCGTTTGCTGAGGTGTTGTGTGATTACTTGTTGGTTACTAAGAGGTTAGGACACTTAGCAGAGGGTAATCAGGCGTGGTTAAAGCTACAAAAGAACGGACGGATACACGGAAGAGTCAACACAAACGGTGCAGTCACTGGTCGTTGTACTCATCAGAATCCAAATGTAGCACAAGTACCTGCGTGTCGTGCTGAATACGGTGAGGAATGTCGTGATCTGTTTAAAGCAGGAGATGGGTACAAGTTAGTAGGGTGTGACGCAGCAGGACTAGAACTACGAATGCTTGCACATTATCTAGCTTTCTACGACGGAGGTGCGTACGCTAAGACTGTCATCGAAGGAGACATACACACACTGAATCAGGAAGCAGCAGGACTGGAGACACGAGACCAAGCCAAGACGTTTATCTATGCATTCCTTTACGGAGCAGGTGACGCTAAGATTGGAGAGATCGTGGGTGGTAGTGCTAAAGAAGGACAGATGTTAAAGCGTAAGTTCCTGAGCAACCTACCAGCACTGAAAAGATTACAGGCAGATGTACAACAAAAGGTACAACGTAGTAACAAGCTGACTGGATTGGATGGTCGTATACTTCCTGTTCGTTCACCACACGCTGCATTGAATATGTTATTACAGAGTGCAGGTGCTGTGTGTATGAAGGTAGCGTTGATCCAACTGTTCCATCGTATGAATAAACTGAAGTGGCAACACGGTAGAGAGTACAGCTTTGTTGCTAATGTACACGACGAGTTCCAAGCAGAGGTACAACCTGATAAAGTGGGAGCGTTCAGTGATCTGGCAGTTGAATCAATACGCATGGCAGGAAGAGAGTTAAAACTAAACGTCATGTTAGACGGTGAAGCAAAGGTAGGTGAGACATGGGCACAGACACACTAGAGATTGAATACGATTGGCACTTGAGTCTTGCAAAGTTGTACGATACCATCGACCTAGAAGTTCCTTGGGACTGGAGAAAACAACACGTACAAAACTATATGCCATCATCCAACGCTCAACGTATCGGAGCAATAGCCGAGTCGAAGTTTACAACAGCGTGTTTAGAGAGAAACTTTGAACCACATATGCCAGCAACACCTATGCCGTGGGACTTTATCGTCACGTGTCCAGCAGGTATGTTAAAGGTACAAGTCAAGTCATCTAGCACTAGGCAGGGACAGAGCTACACCGTCGTGACGTCAAGCGGATGCACAGGCAAAGAAACAATGTCACACGATGTCGATGTAGTAGCTTGTTATATAGCACCTGAGAAGATGTGGTGGATGATACCACGTAGTGAGTTAACAGGTAAGACAATCAAGCTGAACCCTGAACCAACAAGTAAAAGCAGATATAAAAAATACCAAGAGAACTGGAGCGTATACTATGAGTAAAAAGAAAACAACCCTACTGATTGACGCTGACGTGTTGGCGTTTGAAGCAGCAGTGGTAGCCGAGGAATCAATTGAGTGGAAGGATGAGATGTGGACAGTACACGCAGACATGGCACTAGCTAAAGCTCGTGTTGTTAATCGTGTCGAAGAGTTCAAGGACATGATGAAGACGGACAGCGTAACGATGTGCTTGACTGATCGTGCTAACTTTCGTCGTATTCTTAATCCTGACTACAAAGCTAACAGATCGAAGTCACGCTTGCCAATTATCTTACGACAAGTTAAACAATGGATCATTGAAGAGTACGATGGACAGATGTGGGCTAACCTAGAAGCTGATGACGTCATATCAATATTGGCAACGGACAAAGAGATGGATGAAGAAACGATTATCGTCTCCATTGACAAAGACTTCAAAAGCGTACCGGGTATCTACTACGACTACAACAAAGGAGAGTATCATCACCCAACAGAAGAAGAAGCAGACAACTACCATCTGGTACAAGCAATAGCAGGAGACCACACAGATGGATACAGCGGAGTACCCGGTATAGGTGTTACTCGTGCTGAACGTCTGCTAGAGAAAGATGGATACACGTGGGAGACTGTAGCAAAGTGCTACGAGAAAGCTGGACTTACTGAACAAGACGCACTAACGAACGCATGGATGGCACGACTGTTACGAGCGGAGAACTATTCATTCAGAACAAACACAATAAAAAAACTATGGACACCGAGAAACTACCAAACCAAGGATATACTAGAGATTTCACCACAGGCGCTAAACGTGACGGGGACATTGGACGGGGACGACCCTCGCTTATTCCTCCAATCGCCTTACGCTCGCTCGCCAAAAGATTTGAAGATGGCGGTAAACTTTACGGAGACAACAACTGGCGAAAAGGATTCCCGTTAACACGGTTGTACGACAGTATGTTCAGACATCTGTTAGCGTTGGCTGATGGGGACACATCGGAGGATCATGCAGGTGCAATCTTGTGGAATGCGTCAGCGTGGTTGTGGACAAAGGATCAAATAAAACGTGGTAATTTACCAATAGAACTGGATGATATAGAGAACGATGAATGAAGAAATAGTATTACCCGCTCTGTCAAAAGATTTGATAGATAAGCTTGACAAGCTGTACCCAGATAAATGTCCGCTGTTGACAGACGACGATAGAATGGTATGGTTTAAAGTAGGACAACGTAGTGTAATTAATTACTTACAACAAATATACGACGAACAACTTCAAGATAATATTATAACCAAGGACTAATTATGTGTTTTGGCGGATCACAACCATCACCACCACCCCCACCTCCACCACCTCCTCCTCCCCCAACAGCTACGGCAGTTAGAGCGGAACCTACGAAGGCAAGGTCGGCACGTGGGCAACAGCGTAAGCGTGGAACAAGAACCTTAACAGTAAGTCGTCGTCCTTCCCTTGGTATGCAACCCGGTCAAACAGGAGTACAACTTTCAAGTTAATAACAATCAATACATATAAATATACATGAGCCTTCGCACATTAGATAAAAAGACATTACTCTCAGCTGCTACATCGGCAGGGGCGGGTAGTGCATTCGGTTCTGAGCGTACTAAGGGATATACTTTCGTTATCTCCACTACTGTTTCAGGTACAGCAACCATAGCCATTCAAGGATACATTGGAGGAGGATGGAGAACGATCCACTCTGAAGATGTAACAAGTGACGGAGATGTAATGATCAGAGATGACCACGGTCACTACGAGAAGATCAGAGCTAACATCACAGCTTACACTAGCGGTACACACAGCGTATTTTCTACAGGTACAGTTGATTCGTTGTAATGTCGTTACAGTTTACATCGGACGCACGTCCACCAAGCAATGTAACGCTATTGCCGAACAGTTTAATACGTCCTGCCTTTGGTGAGTTGTACGGTTTTGACGCAGACGCAGACGCAGACAAAGCTTGGACTCCTGCAGAAATAAATACTTTTGCTTGGTATGATGCCAGCGACTCCTCAACAATAACTAAAAACGCATTGAATGAGGTTAGTGAATGGAACGACAAGAGTGGCAATGGAAACCATGCGACCCAAACTACAGGAGCAAGCCAACCAAGCACTAACACCTCCACGCGTAACGGTTTAAATGTGCTCGATTTCTCCAGCGATTTTCTGGTCAGTCCGATCAATATCAACCGCTCTACCATGCCTGACCTTTCAATTTTTACCGTGTTTGCATCAAAATCGACTACTGGTAACGATGGTCTTTTTGGCTCTGACAATGGAGGATGGGATAGATTCGCACTCCTAAATTTTGATCTCAACGAGGGAGCCGAATGGGGTATAAGTAATGCAGAAGGAACCATTCCATTTGAACCTGCCCGAACACCTGATACCGACTACCATGTCCTTTCCATAGTTTTGGATAACGGAGTGTCCAACGGTAGTTTAGTCAGCCTTGATGGAGCAACTCCTACTGCATTCACCGAAAGTGCAGGCGATGGTAGTCACAATACCACTGCGATCGGGGCCCTGAATCATAAAGGACACTATTCAATGAATGCCTACCTTGCGGAAATGATCTTTATCGATTCACTGGTATCCACCTCGGATCGACATAAAATTGAAGGCTACCTCGCCCACAAATGGGGTTTGGTTGCCAATCTGCCATCTGGTCATCCGTATAAATCATCAGCTCCAATTAATTAATAGATGAACGAGACAGCACAAGGGTTATATCACAGCTTAGAGAATCAACGTTGGTCGTTCTTGGATCGTGGTCGTACATCATCTGAGTTAACACTACCGTATGTCCTACCACCTGACGGTCACAGCTTTGCTACTAAGTACTACACACCCTATCAGGGTATCGGAGCACGTGGTGTTCTTAACTTAGCTTCTAAACTTTTACTTGCCCTACTACCACCTAACGCTCCGTTCTTTCGGTTGGTCATAGATCGCTACGAATTAGATAAAGCAAAAGCTGAACTAGGACCAGAGGGAGCGGAGCAGTTACGGACAGACTTAGAGAAAGCATTAGCTGATGTTGAGCGTAGTGTGTCACAGGAAGTAGAAGTACAAAACTTTAGGAACGGTATCTTCCAAGCACTCAAGAATCTTCTTATCAGTGGTAACAGTCTGTTGTACTTACCTGATGAAGGAGGCATGAGAGTGTTTCGTTTGGATCGTTACGTTGTTAAGCGTGATCCAATGGGTAACGTTACACACATAGCAGTCAAAGAAACGGTAGCACCTATGATGTTACCTGAGAGTGTTCGTGAAGAAGTGTATCGTGAGTCAAAAGAAAACAGCTGTGACCTATACACCTCTATCATAAGAGAGGGAGACAAGTTTAATGTACAACAAGACGTTAAAGGTATAGTCATTGAAGAGTCGATTGGATCGTATCCGATAGAGAAGTCACCTTGGTTACCTTTACGTTACACACAGATAGACGGAGAAGACTACGGACGTGGGTTCGTTGAGGAATACATCGGTGACATCAAGTCGTTGGAAGCACTGACTAAAGCTATCGTAGAGGGTAGTGCAGCAGCAGCTAAAGTATTGTTCATGGTTAATCCTAACGGTACGACACGTTCTCGTACATTGGCTGAAGCTCCTAACGGTGCTATCGTACAAGGGTCTGAAGGAGATGTATCCGTTTTACAACTAAATAAATTTAATGACTTCCGTACTGCTCAAGCAACAATGCAAGGGATTACGGATCGTCTGTCACAAGCTTTTCTACTGACATCAGGGGTTGTTAGAGATGCCGAGAGAGTGACCGCTGAGGAGATAAGAATGCTCAGTCAAGAACTGGAAGCTGCCCTTGGCGGTCTCTACTCTCTCTTATCACAAGAACTACAACTACCAATCGTCAGTCGTCTGATGGATCGTATGTCCAAGGACAAGCGTCTGCCTAAGCTACCTAAAGATATTGTTAAACCTACTATCGTTACTGGTGTTGAAGCACTTGGTCGTGGTAATGATTTACAACGTCTAGACTTATTCTTGGCAGGAGCTAATCAGGTAGTAGGACCACAAGCAGTGACACAATATCTTAATGTTAGTGATTACTTCAAACGTCGTGCTACTGCTCTTGGTATAGAAACTGAGGGACTGATCAAGACGGAAGAAGAAATTCAACAAGCTATGCAGATGCAACAACAACAAGAGATGATGATGAAGTTGGGTAGTCCTGCCGTAGCACCTGCTATCAATGCTGCACAGGAGCAGTACATGGCACAACAAGAACCACCACCAGAAGAGTAAACTATCATGGCTGAATTACACCGAGTAGAGATAAATGAAAAAGCACCGAATGAGATCGAACCCGTTGACGAAGCGGTTGAAACTCCTGAAGAACAACAAGCGGAACCACAAGCTGAGGAAACAACGGAACGTCCTGAGTGGCTTCCTGAAAAGTTTAAATCAGCGGAGGACATGGCTAATGCATATGCGGAGCTTGAAAAAAGAATGGGACAAGGGGCAGGAGAAGTTGAAGAAGAACAA